ACTAAAGGACAATAATGGCAACATTTGCAGTTATGAGTGGCAACACAGTTTCTAACGTGGTCAGCGCCGACACAATCGAAGATGCACAAATCGCAACAGGGGCAACCTGCGTGGAATACACCGAGGCTAATCCTGCTGGAATTGGCTGGACATTTGACGGATTAACATTCACAGCACCACAGGAGAATAACTAATGGCTCAGTCCATCTCACAAGAAGCAATCGGCGCTACCGGACTTCCTGGGGCTACGGCTGCATCACGTTACGCCGGTGCTACGGCTTCGGGCGCACCTGTCTCAGGTACGTTTGCGGTGGGCGACTACGTCATTGACCAGAGTGGAAAGTTCTATGTCTGCACAGCAGCAGGTACGCCTGGAACGTGGGGTGCGGTGGGTGGAAGTAGTGCATTAACTTACAACAGTAGTTACATAGCATCTGCAGTAACAATGACTTCTGCAAATACGGCCTACAACATTACTTCACTGTCTTTAACCGCTGGAACTTGGCTTGTAAATGGAAATGCATCTTTTTATTCACCTTCTAATACGGGTATACCAAATGTGTTGGAAATCTATTTAACTGACACAAGTGCTTCATTATCAGGAACAAACATTTATGGAAGTTCTTGGTGTATGTCGCCAAACAACAGCAGTGGAACAAGTTTTTGTGCTTTGTCAATTTCACGAATTATTACATTATCTACAACTACAACCATTTACTTAGAATGTGCTGCTTCTGTAGCAGGATGTTCGGCAAGACCTGGTGGCTATAACGTAGCCTCAAACGGCAGTGGTATGAACGTAATAAAGATTGCCTAATGAACTGTATCCACTGCTCCCAACCAATCGTAGAACTATCTCAGGGTTACGTTGACTCATTTACCTTAATGGTAAAATAGATAAAGAACTAAAGGACTTTCTATGCCCTCAATCATAACCGTAGGTGGCTCAAGCAGTACTGGTAACGGTACAACGTTTGGCGACCTTATTGAAAAGGTATACCGCCGTGTAATGGGTGGTATCCGTGAACGTACCGTACAGATTGACCAGGTGGGTGGCATTGGTTCAGATGACATCACAGTGGTTCTATCTGGTGCTCAGACAAATGGTATTGCTCCTGGAGTAATCCTGGCCATTGAACTTGAGTTACTCTACATTGTTGAGTGGGACAACAGCATGAACACTGCTACTGTCATGCGTGGCTACTATGGCTCTACTCCAACGTCACACATCAACGGTACCATCTGCTACCTCAACCCACGCTACTCACGCTACGACATCGGTGTTGCTATTAATGACGACCTTCGCTCACTGTCTAGTCCAACCAACGGACTGTTCCGTGTAGGCGTAGCACAGTTAACATACAACCCAGTATTTGCTGGATACGACCTCGGTGCACTGCCTGACAACTTCATTGACATTCTTGAAGTGCGTTACCGTATTGCACCACCATACCGTACCTTCCCACCAATTAAGCGTTGGAAGGTTCTTCGTGGTATCCCAGACCCAGTGTTTCCATCGGGCAAAGGTCTAGTGCTATACGAATCAGGTTGGCCTGGACTTCCTATTTACGTTATGTACTCTGCACCATTTGTTAAGTTGGTAGACGAATCAGATTCAGTTTTGAACACACCAAGCACCAACGATGAAGCAGCACCACACAACGGATACTCAACGTCTACGGTGGTAAACCTTACACCCACCATGCTGGACCTACCTCCACTAGGTGCTGAAATTGACCTAACGCTTCCACGTGAAATCTCACGTAACTTTATGGAGTCACAGCCTGACCCACGTAAAGCCCAGGAAGTCCCTGCTGGGTCTGTTGCTAATTCAGTTAATGCATTGACCATGCGCCGTGCACAAAGAATTAATGAAGAAGCAGACCGTCTACAACGTCAGTACACACGAGTTAGGGCCTGGTAATGGCCGGTAACTTCGGTACTACTTTTGGTAACTCAGGTTACCAGGGGCCCCAGGGTTCTCAAGGAACAACGCCTACAGCACCTACAAACATATCGCTTAAGACGTTTACTGGAACGCTGACTGCTGGTTCCAACACCATCACAGGTATCAGCACTGCCGACATGGCAAAACTGTCTACAAGGCTTATTGTCACAGGTTTCTTTGGTGCTACCTACAGCGCTGCTGCTGCCATTACTGACATCGGTAAGAACAAAACTTCAGTTACCGTTAATGTAACAGACAATACTGGCGCACCTGTACTGAACCTAGTTACTGCTTCGGGCGTAACGTTCAATCTGTACTCGGAAGAAGAAGCCTGGGACGCTTACACAGTACCTAGTCTTTTACCTTCTAGTGCAGGTAACGGCAACCTCGGTCACTACGCAGTTGCTCTTTCTTCTACCAACAATGGTTCACGCACCTTTGTAGTTGACACCTCGTTTGAACCATACCGCCGTGAAGCGTTCCGTCACAAAACTATTCCTGCACAACGTCAATCAATTCAGATGACCAACATCGCAGGACAAGGAACAGTTAACACTGAAGGTCTATGGCGCCGTGAGCAAACAGAATGGACAATGGGTGCTGGTCAACAGTACCTTGACCGCAAGTCAGACAGCCAAGAAACACGATTCCTCAGCAGTAAGGGAGTGGACGTATTTTCGTTCCCACTTCAAGCGACACTGCTACCTGACACCTACCGCAAAGATGGGCTTTCGACACCAAACGCCAACATGCACTTAACTCGTTGTGGTGACTACATTGTTTATCTAAACGGAACAAACATCTACTCAGTACTTGCGGCTCGTACATGGGGAGCAGCAACCACCTGCACTTTTGACGGTACCGTTAACAAGACAGTATCAGGCGTTAATAACACAACCCCTACGGCGTTCTATGACATTACATCAAACGACACGTACACATTTCTAGCGACAAACACAGGTATCTGGTTCTGCCCAATTACCACACCAAGCACAGTATTCACACTGTACATGGCCAACGACGTTACCACTGGCTACACAGGTGGATACGACATGGTTAAATGGGTTAACGACCAACTTGTTGCATCACGCAAAAATCGTTTGTACGCAATTCAAAACCGTGTTGCTTCACCTGGATACCCTGCTTACGGTGCTATCCCAAGCATTTCAGACACTTCTGTGTCTATTAACTTTATTGCTGTCTCAAGCACTACCGCTACTGCTACAACAGAAAAGGCTCACAATCTAGCCATTGGTCAATCTATTTCTATTTCAGGCAGTGTTACCAATTCAGACATAAACACTATTTCATGTGTTGCAGGTGGTCTAGCAACTGTAACTACTAACGTCAACCATGGATTATCTATAGGGCAAAGCATAACTATTACAGGTAACGCTCACGCTGCGTTTAACGGCACGACTACGGTCAAGAGCGTAACTAGCAACACAGTGTTTACGTACTATTCAAACGAAAGCGCAGCAACTTCTGCTACTAGTGGTGGACACGTTGAAGGAACAGGCGCATACGGATTTAACACTACGTGGGTAGTTACAGGTACACCTAGCGCTACATCATTTACATTTACAGTTCCATCATCGTATTCTCCTGGAGCAACAGGTGGTTCAGCACTTAGTTCACAGATACCTGACATGCTTACTACCCACCAAAACCCTAACTGGGTTTGGTCGGACGCTACAGGTGGAATGACACAGGTTTACTTTGCTGGGTACGTTCAGTCACCTACAACTAATAAGAAGTATGGTGGTTGCATTTACCGTTCGAACTTGATGAGTTCATCAACGACTGTTAATGCTGGGTTTACTACTACTAACAACTCTGCAACAACTCTTCCTTTTACTCTTAACACACCAATCCAGGCATTGCCAATGTCACCTGACGAGTACCCAGTATGCGTACAATCATACTTGAATTTCATTTTCATTGGCACTAACCGTGGTATCCGTATGTGTCAAACGCTTAGTGTCTATGACCCAACGGCGACTGCAACTGGTGACCTTAAATCAGGACCGCTGATTCCTAATATCCTTCAGCCAGTGACATACCCAGTAACAGCCATCATTGGTGACGGACGCTACGTATGGTTTGCATGGAACAACTACGACACAAGCAGCACAGGTCTAGGTAAGTTAGACCTTACTAACTATATTTCTGGTGACCCGCTTGCACCTGCCTATGCTTCTGACCTTATGGTTACGTACACAGGCTCATACAACTTTGCAACAGGCCAGGGAATGGTCAACTCACTTGACTGGGACCCATACGACAATGTGCCACTAATGGCTATTGGCGGTGTTGGTATCTACGCACCGTACGCATCTAACGAAGGTGGTAACGCCAAGGTTTACCAGTACGTTCCAGAAGGAAACATTACTTCTGGTATTTTTGACTACGGTATTCCCGACAAGAAGATTCCGATTTACTTTGATTACGGTGCTATCTGCCCAGTGTCTACAGGAACTCAAGTTCAGGCTCTAGTTAACATTGACCCTAACGATGAAGATGCCGCTGGATACTTGGCGCTTCCTTCCTACCCTAATGGTAACACCAGTGACACTGAGGTAGATGTTCCTCAGTACCACGCCGAACAATTCCAGGTAAACGTTAACTTGTTTGCTGACCCGCACAACAACTACACACCTATCTTGCACCGCTGGACACTTAAATCATGGCCTGCTGCTGTATCAGGTACACAGATTTCCGTTGTTGTTCAACTGTTCTCAGTTAATGTCGTTGACGGTCTTGAAGTATTTGTTGACCCATACGATTCATTTAACTGGCTTGAGCAACGTCGTCAGAACCAAGACATTATGACGTACCAAGAAGGGCCGATGAGCGTTCAATGCGTTATTGATGCACTTGACTGGATACCTCACAAGCGTCGTGGTAATTACGAAAACGGTTTTGAAGGTGACTGCGTTATTTTCCTTAAGACCATTGCTCCTTACAACTATCAACCCGTTACGACTATCTCTTAACCCGAAAGGTACAATAGTATTATGGCTTTAGACTTCCCCGCCCGTTCCTATGTTGCAAACGCCCTAGCAGGGACACTCTCTGCTGCGTTGACCAACACCTCTACAACCTTTACCACAAGCACATCTATTGCTTCGTGGCTTGACGTTACAACTGGTTCAGCACTATCTTCTGGTGCCAAACTAGTTGTTGCCGTTGAGTATGGCACAGCCAATGAGGAAAAGATTCTTTGTACGTACGCCTCTGGTACCTTCACCATTGTCAACCGTAACTACAACAACGAGACAGCCTTCCCAATTGACGGGACTCACACACACCCTGCAGGTTCTAACTTTGTTCTTGTATGGACTGCTACTGAAGCAGCCGAAGCACAAAAGGCAGTACAGACACTTAAGACTGTAATGCTTAACTCAGGTGTAGCGACTACGCCTAGCAACATCGTTATTGACGGCACCGCTGTTGCGGGGTCAAGTAAGTACGTTGTTGCAGCAGACCACAACCACAACATTAGCAGCACAGACCTTAACACTTGGCTATCGTCAAACCCTCTTACTGGTATCTCTGTTTCTGCTGCGAACGTTACATACAACGTAATACCAAAGACAACCAGTTACTCAGTAACTACTGCTGACGCTAGCAGCATCCTTGTTATGAACAACAGCGGCTCTGTTACCGTAACACTACCTACTGTATTCACAACAGTTGGCCAGTCAGTAACTATTGTCCGTGGTTCTTCTGCTGGAGCAGTTGCTATCACTGGAACTGGCGTATTCTCAACTGGTGCTACTGCAGGTAGTCCAACGCTTCGTGCTGTTGGCTCTGTCGCTACTGCTATTTACCTTGGCTCATCGTCATGGGTAGTCACCGGAGACATCGCTTAATGATTATCCATGGCGTAGTTGCTTCATCTCACTACACTGCCCCTTCTGGTGGCGGTGGTGGTGGTTCTAACCCTGGCGGTGGCACACCCCCTCCACCAAGTTCACCTGCTGCTAGGTACGTATCGTTTGGTATAACTGGTGCTAACGGTGGTGGTACCACAGGTGGTGGTGCTACAAATTCTGGTACGTTTACAACAACTGCAGGAGCATCTTTTTCTGCGACTGTAGGCGCTGGCGGAACGGCAACATTCCTAGATAGATTAAATAACAAAAATGTTTATTCATACGGGGCTGGTGGCGCAACTTCTTTTGCTGGGTATTCAGCAGCAGGTGGTGGTGCTTATCCAAGTTCTACAGGCGGAAGCGAGCACCCTGGTGCCGATGGTCAAGTTGTTGTTCTCTGGTCTGTTAACTCAGACTATTCAACCATAGATGGCGAAGCAAGTTATTCTGCTGCTGGAACTTACACAATAACAATTTCATAAGGAGACACATGACAGACGTAAGACAAAACATCGTAGGCTGGGCTAAGTACTTTGCGGCTCATCACCAGCAGTTTCACTACACCGAAAGTGGACAACGCATGGAAGCCATCAACCAGAACCCAATCAAGTGGCCTGTGTTTGCTGACTGCTCAGCGTTTGTAACTCTTTGCTACAACCACGCTGGCGCACCAGACCCTAACGGTCAAAACTATGACGGCGAAGGCTACACCGGCACACTGCTCAGCCACGGCACCAAGATTCCCCTTGCTCAGGTACAGCCTGGCGACGTTATTGTGTACGGCCCTGGAACCGGCTGGCACACAGCACTCGTTGTTGACGTGTCAGGTGCTAACGCTAAGAACCCTTTAACAATTAGCCATGGTCAAGAAGGCGACCCTTCGTATGTTCATGTATCACAAGACGGTCGTTTGCCACAGACCTACCTACGTTTTAACACTTCTGCATTAAACGCTCAGTCAATTCACACTCCGCCCGCATGATGGCTTTTGACGTAAACAAAGCCGCAAGCATTGCACAGTTGCTTGCTGTCTTTGTGTTCCCCGTTTTGTTTTTTGTAGGCAGAATTTTTTGGAAGAAAGTGACGGCTGAGTTGTCGCCAAATCACGGTAGTTCACTTCGAGACGCAGTGGACAGGATAGAAAAAGCAGTAATAGAAATTATCGACGAGCAGAAGAAGAATAAGAAAGCCATTAAGCGTGTCACTAAAGAACTTGAAACCCACCTTAATGACCTCGACTACGAATAAGAAACGTACGTTTGGAGAGAAGTGTGCTGACCTTATGCGTCATGGCATGGGTACGTGGACATTCCTTATCGTGTTCTGCACCGCTATGGTTCTATGGATTCTCTCTGCTGGTTTCGGCATTGACCCTGCACCATTCTTCAGGCTTAACCTAGTGCTTTCTATGGTGGCTGGTCTACAAGGTTCAGTGTTGCTTATCTCAGCCAAGCGAGCAGACCGTATCTCTGACGAGATGCAAAAGAAAGACACTGAGCATTCGGTTAAGGATTACCAACTAGACCTAGAGACACATGCTCTGGTTCAAGAAATACACAAACTATTAAAGGACGACAAGTGAAAATAGCATTACTCGCCGCATTATCCCTTGGTGTAGCCAACGTATTTTCTGTGCTTATGGTTCAAGCAGAGGCACGAGGACGACCACACGTTGCAGGCATGACCGAGGTGGGTTACTGGCTTGCCAACATCTTCTGCATTAAGACAGCAGTCAGTCATTTCACTTGGCAACTGGTTTGCTTTTGTCTTGTATCTGCATACATAAGCACGTACTTTGCTACACGTCACGGTCACGAAAGCATTGAGGACGTTACAGACGTTCGCCAAGACAACGACCTGAATCTATTAGAAGAACGAGTAGAGGTCTTGGAGGCGAAAGATGACTCCCGGTGACTTGGTTTTTTGCCACACCAAAGGAATCATTGGCGCAAGCATTCGATGGGCACAGAAGTTCATGCCTTCATCTAACTATTCAAAATGGAATCACGTTGCCATTTTGGACAGATACGTGGACGGGAAATGGTATCTCATCCAAGCCCAACCGAAAGGTGTCACAGACAACCTAACGTTAGAACAATCGGCGTTTGGTGGAACGTATGAAGTAATAAAACTACCAGCCAGCGTTGACCGAGACAAGGTACTGAAGTTCGCTCGCTCTCAGGTGGGCTTGAAATACAGTTATCTTAGCATACTTTCATGTGCCTTCGATAACATACTTCCCGATGCCATTTGTCTAAGGAAATCCAAGACTTGGATTTGCTCTGGTCTGGTGGCTGGTGCCTTGTGGTACGGGGGGTTTCACAAGGTAATGGAGTTGGGTGACCTGTACTCAACCACCCCAGCCGAAGTAGCAGAGGCAGTAACAGAAAAATAAATTACATAGGTGTTGTTTTGTTGGTAACTTGTGTGCTAGACTCCCAATGGGCGGAACTAGACAAGGAGCATTACCTTGCAAAAACCAACAACACACGTAATTATTCCAGATACTCAGGCTAAGGCAGGAGTACCAACAGACCATCTTAAATGGATAGGTCAATACATCGTAGACGAGTTCCACGATGAACCAATTAAAATTATTCACCTAGGTGACCACGCAGACATGCCCTCCCTGTCGATGTATGACAAGGGCAAGAAGGCTATGGAAGGTCGCCGTTACAAGCAGGACATAGAAGCAGCCAATGAAGCATGGGCAATCCTCAACCAAGCACTTACCGACTTTAACAAGAATCGTCGTAAGACCAGGCACGCAAAATGGAACCCTGAGAGGCACATCCTCCTTGGTAACCACGAAGATAGAATCAACCGTGCTGTCTCAATGGATGCACAACTTGAAGGAGTTGTTACCACAGACCACCTCGACTACGCCCAAAGCGGATGGAAAGTAAGTAACTACTTAGAAATCCTATGGCTTGATGGCGTTGCCTACAGCCACTACTTCTATAACCCAATGACCGGCAAACCACTAGGAGGCAATGTTGAAGCGAGACTTAAATCCATTGGCCATAGTTTCACGATGGGTCACCAGCAGACGCTCGCCTACGGGCTTAGATTCGTCGCTGGCAAGAGCCAACATGGCCTTGTTGCGGGCGCATGTTACCTCCATGATGAGGACTACAAAGGACCGCAAGGGAACGCCCACTGGCGAGGAATAGTAGTCAAGCACGAGGTGCGTGAGGGTTCATACGACCCTATGTTCGTATCGCTCGACTACCTATGCCGTCGTTACGAGAAGATGCCACTGGTGCAGTTTATGAAGAAGAAGTACCCTAACGTAGAGTACTCGTTCTAATGCTGTGGACCTGGTCATGGATACTAGCCTTTGTGGGTTCATTTGGTTTGTTTACTGTAGGTAGCAAGATACGTTGGGGCTGGTTTGTCCTTATCTGCAACGAGTTCCTATGGGTAATCTACGCCCTGCAATCTAAGCAATACGGATTTATTCTGTACAGTTTCCTGTACGTGGTTATGTACATCCGTGCTATGTTCAAGTGGGATGACAATGATTAGCGTATTCACGCCAAGCCACGACCCTAAGTACTTAAACCAGTGCTACCGTTCGCTTAACGAGCAGACCAACAACAACTGGGAATGGATAGTCCTCCTTAACGGCGATGCCGACTGGGACCCACCCAAGGACGCAAGGGTTGTGGTGTACTACTCTGTGGCAGAGGGCGTGGGTGCTTTGAAACGTGAAGCCGTATCATACTGCACAGGTGACGTGTACCTGGAACTTGACCACGACGACATACTTATGCCTAACGCACTCATGGAAGTTGAGTACGTCTTTGATAAGTTTCCTGATGTCGGGTTTGTATATTCTGACACAGCCCAAATCCTCGAAGATGGCAAGGCTGACCTAGTCCCACCTTTTGGAGCAGAGTACGGGTGGAAGTATTACAACGAGGAAGGTTACGTTGGGGCCTTGGCTTTTGAAGATTACCCCCACAACGTGTCTTACATCTGGTTCGCACCGAACCACCTACGTGCCTTCAGGAGTGCCCTATACGCCGAAATAGAGGGGTATAAGGCCAACCTAGAGGTACTTGACGACCAAGACATTATGACCCAGTTGTACCAAACAGAGACTAAGTTCTACCACATCCCTGAGATTCTGTACCTACAGCGTGTCCACCCAGAGAACACCCAGAAAACACGTAACGCAGAGATTCAGATTGGCACCGTGGACATGTATTACAAGACCATTGAGAAGAACTGTCTAGCGTGGGCTAACCGTGAGGGTCTGCTGGCACTAGACCTTGGTGCTCACCACAACAAAGCCGAAGGATTTCTAGGGGTTGACCTACGCCCAGGCGAAGGGGTTGACTACGTTGGTGACATCTTTGACATGGACATTGCCGACAGCAGCGTTGGTGTTATCCGTGCGTACGACTTCATGGAGCACATCGCTAACAAGACAGCCTTCATGGAGTGGTGCTACGACAAGTTAGCCCACGGTGGCATGTTGCTCTCGATGACACCAAGCAGTGATGGACGTGGTGCCTTCCAAGACCCAACACATATTGCCTTTTGGAACGAGAATTCGTTCTGGTACTACACCGACAAGAACTACGCAGACTTCATCGATTTCAAGTGTAGGTTCCAGCAGTCTGCATTGCGTAGTTTCTTTCCAAGCGACTGGCACAGAGACAATCACATACCGTACGTGCAAGCCAACCTTATTGCGGTCAAGCAAGACACTCACCACTTTGGAGGTTTGTTAAACATATGAGTTACGCAAGGATTGTGGACAAAGAGACAGGCGAACCCGTCCTAACTCATAGGGGTGATTTCCGAGGGTACAAATGCGAACTTTGTAGAACTCAACGTTCTATCTATGGTATCCAAGAGATTATGGACCACCTTATCGACTACCATGAGCAGGTCGAAATACTGAGTATTTGACAAACCCCCTCCGAGGGTGTAACGTTTGTGTCACTCAAAGGAAGGAGCCAAATGAACCAAGTATCCAACCCCGTGATTACTGGTTTGCTTGTCGAGGAACTACACCTCAAAAGTCAAACACCTAAGCCAACTGCTAAGGGAACCCCACTACGCTACTCATCGGCACACTCGTGTGCTCGTCAGCAGGCGTATGCAGCACTGGACGCTGACCCTACTGAACCTATGGACCACGCCGGTGCATGGGTTACAGGTCTAGGTACCATCGTCCACGAAGCACTACAGGATGCGATTAGTCGTCGCTTCCCATCAGCCCAGTTCGAGGTCGCCTCTCAGATAGGAGATTTCCTATCAGGTTCGTGTGACGCACTCATTGACATCTACGACGTTGGTACTGTCTATGGTGGCACACACGTCCTGTACGAACTCAAGACCATGGGTACCTACGCCTTTGACAAGCAGGTCGGGTGGAACCGTCTGCGTGGCACAATGGGTGTAGGTGTTGGCCCAGCAGCGAAGGCTGTTGCACAGGCTGGCATGAACGCATTAGGCATTGAAGCAGAGAACCCTGACATCCGTATCGAGACACTCGTCATGGGTAGCATTGGCTTTGAAGCATTGTCGAAGAACAAGGCCGAGAACATGGGTGTCGAAGGTGTCAACCGATTCCTCGCCGAGTTCGAAGTACCACGTTACGAGTGGGAAGCACTGGCATCAGAAGAGATTGCACGTATGGAAAGTATCCAGCGTCTCTTGGAAGATGGCTACCTACCTATTCGCTCCGCTAAGGACGATGACAACAATGTGCTAACGTTGGACCCCAACGGTCGTGGATGGCAGTGCGACTATTGTGCGTTCCGTTCTGTCTGTGTAGACGACGGTCCGGCATCTATAAAAATCTCAAGCAGTTCAATGAGTAAAAGAAAGGAAGTAAAGTGAACACAACATACCCAACAGTTACCATGGCAGGTAGCGAAGTAGAGTTGACCATGTTCCCTGATTGTACCGATGGCAACACATGGGCAGTAACACTTAGAGAGGGAGACGACTCTGTCTTTCTCGGTATCACACACAACTACGAGGCATGCCTTGAGATGATGAACACCTTCATGGTCGCATTCGCTGCTCTCGGGTACAAACTAGATTCAAACTTAGGAGAAACAAATGCAGAGTAACGAGATTAACGAATTAGCAAGTGCACTGGTATCGGCTCAGGCTGAGTTCAGCGCAGTACCAAAGGGTTCAACTAACCCATTCTTCAAAAGCAAGTATGCTGCTTTGCCAGATGTAGTGGCAAGTGCAAGCCCAGTGCTGACCAAGCACGGACTAGCAGTTAGTCAGCACATCGCTACTGGTATGAACGGTGCAGACATCCTTGTCACTTACCTCATTCACAAGTCAGGTCAGTACATCGCTCACGACATGACACTTCACCTACCTAAGTCAGACCCACAGGGTCAGGGTAGTGCGGTGACGTACGCTCGCAGGTACTCGTACATGAGTGTGCTCGGTCTAGTTGCAGACGAAGACGATGACGGCAACAAGGCTAGTCAAGCACCTAAGTCAGCACCTAAGTCTAAGCAACCAACACCACTAGACAACATGCGTGAACTGCTAGCCAAGAAGTTCGATGAGCCAGCAGACCGTAAGGCTTTCTGTGAGGAGAGAGTTCAGCG